GATCAATGATGGTCCTAATGCCTTCTTTCTCAAGAGTTGGAAAAAAGATATCATCATAGAATTTTTGAAAGTAATTCCAGAACGCAAGGTTTCCTTTGCGTCCGTCCAGATGCTGGTCAGTAATCAGTGCAATTTTCATTGGGGTTTGTGATCCTTCATGCCGTCATGGTTGCCATCGCCTGGCAGTTTACCATATGCTAGGTATTCTACCGCTTGTAGAGAACCTTGCAACCTCTCTAGGTCTTTCTGAATACGATGATACTCATCATGTGCTTCTTTAATCTCTTCTGCTCTAGCAGTTAGTTGAGCAGTTCTCTTTGTGAAACGCTCAATGAGTTGTTCATAATTTTCTGTTGGTTTCATAATTTACCTCCTACTGTCCCGTCATATGGGTCTGATGTGCGGCAGTTCGCCCAATTTGTAGCGACGCCTTCGAGATGGAATGGTGACATCGCCATGACATCTTCCCTCGTAAGTCCTGTGATGAGTTCCTTGCCTTCCTTACTATAGCTAGTCCACGTTCCAAAGCGTTTCTGTTCGACACGGAATGTTCCATAGGGTGTTTCAAACCATTCATGTTCAGCAATTTCAGGGTGTTCACTCATCGATTCATTTTAGTTTCAATATTTTCTTTGATGCTTCCCATATCAGAGTAAGAAGCATTCATGCCAGACATACTACCATCGTAACTGTCTGTGTGCATCACTTCATCATAACCAGACTTTTCTAGAACTCTTTGTTTGATTTCCAACTGCTTCTTCTCTTTTTGGATACGACGAAGGAAAGCGTAGTAAATGATTTGTGTGAAGTATGCAAATGGGTTCTTCGATTTCTCTGGATCAAAATTGAGAATATATTGGATGCAGTTCTCAACTCCATCACAGATCATGTCCTCACGGAACATGTAGTTGACAAAGTTTGGTTTGTATGAAAGGTGGGTAGCAATTTTAGAGAAGCAACTGCCTAGGTATTCGTAGCACTTCCTGAACTGTACAGCAGTTCTCCTGTCTCTATGATTTCTATAGTAGTTGATAGAAACGATATGAGTTTCATGTCCGAGTTGTTTACCCTCCAGGAAGTAATCCCGCAGTTGGACAACAGCAGCAAGGAACTCTTTGTTGTTAACGTAGTATTCGGTCTTTTTTCTTGTCATTACTGCAGTTGCCATGGTTGTTACCATCTTTCATGTTAGTAGTGTAACACGTCGGATGAACTTTGTAAAGGGGCTTGACACAACCTCAGAAACTCAGTACAATTAACCTTGTCGAGGTTCAAAGGTTGTATTAGCTTTTATTAAATATATCTTCTAGAGATTTTTTCATTTCTTTTACTGAACCTAGATATCCAGATTTTCTTGGTAGTTTATTTGCTCTACCAATCAGAGACTTAGATCCTTCTAGTCTAGTCAATGTCTTGAGGTAAAAGTCTTGGATGGTATCATCTAGTTCAGTCATCGTTAGAACATTACGTCTGTCAATAACAAACATGTCTTCAAACGTGGCGCTGATCCATTCCTTGAAAGAGAAACCAGATACTTCTAGTTGACCTTTACGTTGCTTTGCAAGTTCTACTTGCATTGGTTTGTCAAGAATAATTTTGTCTTCATCTGGGAGATAGCACACTTTAGATACTATCTCCTCACCTGATATCAATTTCAATGTTGCATAAAATTCTTCTTCCATATTAACTTGCTCTAAGGTTTACTCTTATAACCTCATATTTAAAATTCTCTTCATTGTAAATTGTAACTCTCTCGTTCAAATGTTTCAATGTGTAGTTCTGACCACCAATGTCGTCAGCAATGTCATACAAGGTTGCAATGTCTTTGCCTTCGCCTTTCCTGAGGACACGTCCGATGGACTGGAGGTTACGGATGCGCGACTTACTTGGGGAAGCAAAAATAATGTTGTGTAATCGTTTGATGTTAATGCCTGTAGAAAAAGTTCCGTAAGATGCAATAATGACAGCGTTGTTTTCTGTCTCTGTAATTTGCCTGACTTCTTCTCGGTCTTCTACATCTGTGCCACCATGCACAAAGAATAACTTGCGCGATGGATCTATAGTGCTATTTATCAACTCGTAAAGTGGTTCCCCGTGCTTCTCGATGTAGTTAAATAGAACTAGGGTGTTGCCCTCTATATCTTTAACAAGATTTTTGATGAGGTTATTTCTACCTTTATGTTCGACAAGATACTCCATTTCATCATGATATGTGTCAAAATGTTGGGGAGCATGTTTACACAGCAACACTTTTATCCTAAACTTAGACAAGTAACCTGACTTAATCAGATCATCTGTTTTAGTTACTCTTTCACAATCACCAAACAATCCTTCAAGTACCCACTTGTGTGTCTTGCTACCATCAAGTGTCCCAGTAAAACCAAAACGGTACTTGGCATTGTGTAATTTCGTCATAATTCCAGTGAGTGACTTGGACTTAAATAGGTGTGCTTCATCACCGATAACACAGTCAATATCATCAAAGTATCTTTTTGGGAATTTGTAGATTGATTGCCAGGTGGAAATAATGATTGGTTTATCAGTATTTTTGTCTTTGCCCGAATATATCTTATGTACATGATCGTCCGCATTCCACCCGTAATCATTAAAGTCATTGACCATCTGTTCTACCAAGGACGTAGTAGGGACGATGATGAGCGTCTTCTTGCTGGTAGCAGTATAGTATCTCACGAGGGAGTAAATCATGAGAGACTTACCAGAACCAGTAGGCGAAAGTAAAAGTTTTCTATTATATTTTATAGCTTCATAAACCGCACGGTATTGATAGTCTCTTGGAGCAATTCCCGTTCTGGTGATTTTGTCCATAAAAGTTTTGACACCTGCAGGAGAGACAAAAGCATTAGTGTCTTCAACTTCTCCATACCAATCATTCTTTTCATACTCAATTTGATATTGTCTTTCATCCGCCCACACCTGTAGATGTTTCATCAACCCATGGTAAAGTTCGCCTGTACCAGGAGAGTACAGACGAATAGTTCCGTCCCAATACTTGTAGCGTGGGTTCTTCTTTAAGAACTTTGCTTCAGGAACTTCAAAGGTAAAATAGTCCGCCAACTCATGATGGACATGAGGTTCCTTAGAAGAAATCTGAATGTAGACTTCGTTCTTCTTCTTGATACTTAGTGTGGTCATCATTGTCCATTTACAAATTTCTCCCACTCAATGGCACTCTTAATCTGAAAACCTCTATTAGAGATTTGCTTCATAACTTGATCCAGCCAGTAGAGCATCTGGTCCAAGTATTTGATCTTTGCTTCTAGGTTAATGATTTCATCATCACTTTCTAGATAAACCTTCATCTTTTCTGAAGTCTTAATGCTAGATCCAAATGGTTTAGCGGCGTATGTCTTAGCGTCTGCTTCGCCAGAGTAATACTCGCGCTTGTCCTTAACCACCTTACGGATCTCGAACTCCAGTGAAGTTTTGATCTGTTGAATGTCAGTGTAATGGTTTAAGTATTTATTGTGCTGAAAAGGGATGTCTAACGCGAGTTGTCCCAGATCTGTGCTATACTGTTTATTCTTGAATTGAAAGTCAACTGCACTATCCTCTGCCCAGTCTGCTCTCAGTTTTTCAAATTTATTACGAAGGGTGTCAAAATTCATAGAGGTTGCATATACTTATCACGAATGAAGAACTGCTGGTGTTTAAATGTCACCTCTGCAGTTATATACTCCACATCACTTATTGTAGCATCAAATTGTAGGTTAGTGAGAGACACAGGGAACAAGTCCTTGAACTCTACAATGAATGCTGGGTTGTACTGGGATGTGACAATGTGCAATTGTCCGTTGGTATATACATCATCAGGTGCTGTGGTACGCGCCATTTCGTCAGCGTTACCATTGTCACGCATCCAAGAGTGAATGGAATAATAATTTTTAAGATCTTCGTCAACAATAAAACGCAAAGTAAAATCCCCGAACGCTACGCCGCCACCAGGAACAAAAGGCAAACTCCTAAAAGGACTTGCTACTTCCACGGTTGGCATCGAAACGTCGGGGACATTTGCTGATTGACAAAAGAAATCTACCCCTTCAAACTTTTCTAGTTTAAGGAGATAACCAATAGGGTTTAAGAAGTTCCTATTACTAGGTTGCTCCTTGTACCATTCAGCAGACATGTCAACTTCCCAAGCTACTTAGTATTTATTCGTAGTAATTAATGTTAATTACGATACGGTTGATGGTGTTGGTTGTTGTAACTCCAGCATGTCTCAAACCATTGTCAAAGATACAAACACGGTTCGGAACACTATGTACAATAGATCCATCTTCAAACTCCGTATAACCGTTGTTACTATTAACATAGAAGATAGCAGTCTTGCATGGGTCAGGATTATTTCCTTCCCAATCATCTGCAAAGTCTACATGAAATCCATTGTTAATATGTTTTTCAGTTGGCAAAGTCATATTGACTTTGATACGCTTTATTTCTTTTGCTCCTAATTTCTTAAGGAGTGGTTGAATGTATTCTGTATCTGGATCTAGTTTGAAACAGAACTGTGAATTGTGTATAGGATCGATTATTAAACGATGCTCTTTTAAAAAATAATTAGAGATGGTAGTAGAACTCAGAATTTCTGAATAATACCAGCATCTATCTGGAGAATTAATCTCAGCAAAGATCCATTCAAAATCTTCGTTATTCAGAAAATGGTCGATTATTTGCATCTAGTCCTAACTCGCGAAGGTAAGTTACCCACCACTCTGGATGTTTTTTCTTCCAGTGTGGTACGGGCATATTCTTACTAGCATAGTATTCTTCTAGTGCTTTGTCAATCTTTTCTGAGATTTCGATTTGTTTAATCCTCTTTTGTAGAATGTCCATTCGCATTGATGATTTCTTCCAGTTGTTTACGAACATCCGCAGAACGTTTTTTATCACGCTCTGTATGCCTATACCCATATTTACCATGAAAAATAGCGTGACCTTGACACATCATAGTAATGCCAAAGACAAACAATAGTATTGTTCCTAATAGTTCTAGAGTGTGATCTTGAGCCATGGGAAGATAGGATCTATAACTCCAATAAGTCGAAGCAGACCTTCAGCAAAAAGTGCAAGAACAACCCAGCCAACACACATACTGATAATTCCAGCATTACGATTATGCTTTCGTATGGCATCATCGATCATCTCCTGTACTTCTTCTTTTGTTACGTGGTTAGGAAGATCGACTTTATCTCCCTTCCAAATCCAATTTTTAGGCGTCATCTTTATCCTCGTGATACCAGAAGTCGTGCCAATCCTCTGGTGAGTTGGTAACATCCTCCCATCCTGGTTCATACATGGGACAAGGTTCTTCCATCATGGTGTCAACTTTCATTCTCGATACCCTGTTATATAATAATTGATAGTCTTTATCCTGTGGATAATCGTTACCAGTCATCTTCGTCTTCTTCCTCGTCATAAAACTCGTATGGTCCGTGTTGCATCTTCTTCAGTTTTTCTGTTTCGGCACGAAACGATGCAGTCTCTGTAATCCAGATAGCAAGTTTCATGACAATAAAGATCACCGCAAGAGGCGACAGACAAAGTAGTAAGACTAGCGATGACTGGTTCATGAACTGTATTCTTGAAGAATATTAAGAACTAGATTGAGTGAGTGATGAGCACCGTCGAGCCATTCCTCGCTAGCACCATCATATCGTCCCTCATAGATCTCAGTCTTTAGTTTAAGGATCCTAGGTTCGATGTCAACCTTCCTCATGTTTCCTCTTGGCATAAAGTAACCATAAGATACATACTTCTATTTAAGCACAAAAAAAGGGGACCCGTGGGTCCCCTGTGTTGATATCGTAACAAGTATCAGGTGAGGTTCGCAACACGAACACGTCTGTAATACTGGTTGCGGTTCGCTGTAAGTGCTTCAGCATCAGGTGTGCCGTTGCTAGCAACAACGAATGGGTTAGCGACCATGCCGTAGCGTGTCTTGAAACCAATCTTAGGTTGGAAGGTCTCAGGATCAATGCTGCGGAGCATTTGGAGGGGTACATATGGGCAGTAGAAGAGACCACTGTCATAAGGGGAAGAACCCTTGTAACCTGCAACGTAGTAGTGGGTGTTAGAAACGTTAGCAGAATAAGGATCAACAAAGACCTTAATTCTACCGTTCATTGTACCAACTAGGAGGTTACCAGTGTCATCAACTTCACCGATGGAAGGACCACCAGCGCCAGTTAGACCCGAGGAATAGTCAAGGGTGCCAGACATAGCGAGTGCAGAAGCAACATCAGCAGAAGTGATGATGAAGTTGCCCTTTCCTCTACGAGTTTGCTGTGCGATAGCGTTGCAATCTCTTTCGATCTGGAACATAAGTCCCTTGAATTTCTCAACAGACCATCTGCCGTTGCTGTCAACGTCGAGGTCAAATACGCCAGCGTTAGCAACGTTGTTCTGTGCGCCAGACTTAGCGACAGTGTAAACGGTACGAACGACTTCGCGGTTGATTTCAGCAAGGATCTCGCTAGAAAGAAGGTTAGCGAGTTCTTGCTCAGCGTCAAGACCGTGGATCGCCTTGAGGTCTTGAGCGAGTTCTAGAGTGTACTCAGCACGAAGAGCTCTGGTCTTTGCAGTTACAGAGGTCTTCTCGATGCTGAAGCTCATTTCGTTGAATAGGGTAGAACCCGATCCTAGTGCTTCAGCGTCTTCGCGAGCGATGTTGCCTGCTTGACGCTCGTAGTTAGCAGCAGTTGTACCGCCGCCAGTTGCGTCGTTGAGCAGACCAGGGTTAGCATCAGTTGCACCGCCGTCGCCAAGAGGAGATACGGGATCGTTGTATGCTGCAGGACCCTGAGTGTTACCAGAGAAGTTGGTGTCAGGCTCGTTGTAGAGTGCCTCGTTTCCAGCACGTAGTGCGGAACCGTTCTGCTGGTAGTGGGACTTCATAGCGAAGATGAGACCAGTAGGACCAGACATAGGCTGGACACCACAGATGTCATATGCTACGAGGTTAGGCATTGCGCGTCTGATCAAGGAGATCATTACAGGATCGAAACCTGCAAGACCACCAGTTTTAGTGGTTAGACCAGAACCAGATAGTGCGTCGCCGCTGATAGCACCAACAGTGTTGGATGCTTCGTTGATCATACCACGCTCTTCGCGTAGTTGCTTTTCGGTATTTTCTAACAGGACAGCGGTAACAGCCTTTCTATAATTGTCTTTGATGGCACCAGAGCCTTCATGACCTAGAACAGGGTTCCACTTCTCTGTTAGAGCATTTGCGTTAAACATTGTTTGCTCCGTTAAAAAAGTAGTTAACTAATTATCATTGCCAGCGGTTGAGTGCCTGAAGATACTGTGCCATTACAGGCGACATATCATCAGATACACCCTCTACTGGGGTTTCATCTGCAACCTCGGATTGAGGTGCTGCTGCTTCCTTGAAGTAGCTCTCCTTAATGGTCGAAACCTTTCTGGAGAATTCTTCTGCAGAAACAAACTCAACACCCTCAGCGAGTGCAGCGAGTTTTTCTTTCTGAGTATCTGCTAGTCCTTCCGAAACAGTGTTCAGAATGTTGAGTTTTGCAGTCTCATTAAGAGTATTTTGTAATTTCACATTTGCTTTGACCTGTTCGTCAAGGCGCTCTTCCATCTCACGAATAGATTCAGCCATACCTTCAACCACATCGACCTTCTCGTCGGGGATTGCGATATAGTGCTCTTCAAAGAGACCCTTCAGACCTGCAATGAAGTCTTCTGTGATCTCATTTCTGATACCACGGTCAATAGCAACTTGGTTTTGCTCAACCCATTGACCGATAGCGTAGTTCACAGTGCCGTTGACTTCTTCTGCCATCTCGCTCTTAGCTTCTGCGAAATGCTTGTCAAACTCAGCAGCAAAGTGCTCTACAAGTCTGTCATACTCTTCAGAGATTTTCGCTTTGACAGCAGCCTCAAAAATGGTCTTTGCTTTCTCAGCGAACTCTTCAGAGAGTTCTGTGCCTTCTACTAGAGCAGCAACGTCAGCGGAGACATCGAGCTCTTCCATCGAAGGTTTGATTGGATAGGTAACTGCGCTACCCATCTTGGTGCCGTATGCTACTTCAGCACCTACGGAAGGACGAGGATCAGGGGTGTCGCCTGCACGCTGTTGAGGATCACCAGATACTTGTGATACTGGTGCAGCTGCTTTAGCGCCTGGGTTCTCTTCACCATCGTCGTCGTGCTCGTTAGGTGTGGTCGAAGTACCACCAAGATCTGCAGGAGCAGATTGACCTGAAGGAGCGACGCTAGGAGCGACGGTTGGCATAGGATCCTTTCCGCTAGACTTTGCAGTCTGTGCGTCAGAAACCTGAGAGGGATCACTACCAGTGCCAGGGATAACGTTAGCAGAAACCGTTGGCATTGGATCGCCAGCTTCCACAATCACCTTTTGCTCGGTAACGAACTCCTCAAACTTTTCGTTTAGCATATCTGACATTTGAGTTTACCTCGTATTTTCCGTATAATTAATCTAAGTTTATTTATGAAATCAGAGTTTTCCAAGGAAATGCTCAAAAGCTTTGAGCGTTCTCTCTTCCAACTGATAGCGCGATGCGCTTTCAATATAACGTTGGTATTTAGCAACTTCTCTTTCCTTCAAAAGACCGTTGTCCCATACCCATTCTTTGCCTTCCATAATACCATTAACAAATGCATCAGGTGCGGAAGGATCTGCTACAATATCAGCAGCAGTGGTTAGCATAAAGTCGTCTGCAACAACATTGCAGTCTTCTTTCTTTTGGATGCTTCCCATACCACGGGAAGAAACACCTAACTGAACGCCTTCACCTAAAAGGTTCTTTGCAATGTTACCCATAGGCGTGTCAAGGATTTGTGCCTTGCCAATGAAGTTATTACCCTCTGCTTGTAGGGAAATAATTCTATGAGAAACTCTATCAAGATTGATGGTTGGACCATCAGGATGACCGAGTTCACCTAGAGCACGCTTCGATTTTACATACTCTTCGTTGTATCTCTCTACCTCACGGTTGAGAACATCGAATGGGTACATACGACCGTTGCGGTTCTTTAGTTCCGATTGTAAAAATACTCCTTCAATGTAAAGAAGTTTTTTGCCGTCTTTCTCCTCGGTAAGGAGTTTAACGTCTTCAATCGTTTCCGTTATCAGTTTCATCGGTAGTTTCCGTTTCTTGGGGTTCATCGAAGAATGGGTTCGCTACCACTTTTTTATAGTCTGCCATGGCATCAGATGCCTTAGCAAACAACATATCGTGGATTGCACTAATTGCATTGGCGCGTTGATTATCGGCAATTTGATTGACGATATCTACTTCACCTTGATGCGGATTAACTTCAGTGTGTTCTGCCATAATAACAATTCAGTATAATTTATTTAGTAGATGCGGAAGGTGAAGGCATTTTCTTTGCCTTGTCCACTTCCCTTTCGCTGGCAGCATCCGCAGCAAGTTCTGCTCTTTCCGCAGCATCATCTGCCTGAATACCTTGGAGTTCAGGAGCGAAAGCAGTGTTCTGTTGAGACATTTGATCTAACATATTTGTCTCAGCAGGATCGATAGCAAGACCAGAAGCAATGTCACCCTTCATTTGCTTATCAATTTCCTTCATATCCTTATCAGTCTGACCTAGGATGTGACGGCGAACATACTCCACAGAGAAATACTTTCCAACAAAAGGATCCATCTGAGTGACAGTCATCATTCTTTGGTTCATCATTTCAATTTCTTTTAGTTCATTGAAGTGATTATCAAAGAGATAGTCATACTGGATATGCTCCTTCATGTCATCCCAATCTTCAGGGGAAATTACTCCCTTGAGGATAAGTTGGGTCTTGAGCATGTCTTGGAACATCTCACTGAAACGCTTACGGAGACGACCGATGAACTTCGTAAACTTAAGTTCGTCACGGAGGACTTCAGTGGTCTTACCGAGGTTAAATCCTTTATTGTCGTCTGTGAGACGGGAAGGAGGAAGATTGAGAGAGTTATAAAGTTTCTTTTTAAAATACTCAACATCCTTGAGTTCTCCAAGGTTCTGTCCTCCAGGCAGTGTCGTGATCTCAGTGCCACGTCCACCCTCTCTACGAGGTAACCAGAAATCCTCTAGCATACTCATGTGCTTTTTGTCATCACGCATCTCACCAGTGTTTGCGTCATACACTAGCTTGTTGCGATAGCGAGACATCACATCACGTAGGTATTGTTCTGCCTTTACTTTAGGTAGATTACCAACGTCGATGTAGAAAATTCTACGCTCAGGTGCGCGTGATAGTCTGTAGATAACAAGACTATCTTCGATCATTCTGAGTTGGTTGAGTGACTTGATTGCTTTATGTAAGAAACCAAGT